TCACCCATTTTCCGCCCTTTGCGCTGGATCGGTGTCTAACCTTGGATCGGGGTTAGACATTTCCCAATCCGAAAGTTGCTTGATTGCACTGTCGGCAAGCCGCTCTTGATTGGCAGCGGCGGTGTATCGCGCCACCTCATCATCCTTGGAATGGCCGCTCACAGACTTCATGGTTTTGTTCGGCATCTCCAGCTCAGCCATGCGCCGCATGGTCGCCTTGCGGAGCCCGTGCGCGGTGCACTTGGGCAGGCCAGCCGCATCGCATTGTTCCCGGAACCAGCCGCCAAAGCCTTTGACTGAGAAGGGCTTGCCCCACTCCGTCACCAGGAAGCACATGGCATCGCTCGCCGGCATGGCGTCGATCGCCGCCGCGAGCTGGGGAGCAATGGCAAGCCGCAGCAGCTTGCCGGTCTTGCTCTGCCGAATGACGAACTTGCCGGCGCGAACGTGCTGGCGGCCCAGGTGGATCGCATCAACCTTGCGCTGATCGGTCCACAGCATCAGCTCCATGGCGAGGCGCTGTTTCGTGCCCAGCGGCCAGTGCGCCCGATAGGTGGCAATATCTTCCTCGGTCCAGGTGTAGAAGCCGGGCGAGCGGTCGCTAGGCGCAACCTTTACCGGCTCCGAATCGTCAACCGGGTTCGTCGCGATCCATTCCAGCTTGCGAGCGAACGCGAACAGCCGCCGCAATTCCTTCCGCAGCTTCCGCGCCGCCTCGTTGCCGCCGATCGTGCGGCCCCGCGCGTCAACGCTCTTGTTCCGCACCTTCGCAATGATCGCGTCGATATGCTCGAAGCTCACGCCCTTCACCGGGCGATCCTCGCGGCCCTCCGCGAACCGCTCCAGAATGCGGCGCACCTTGGTTTGCGTCGTCTCGGTCGGCCCCAGCCGCTCAGGCACAGCGAAATAGCGCCGTAGCAGGTCGCCAATGCTGCCGGGCACGGTGCGCGCCGCGTGCGCTTCCTCGATCCCCTCCGCGATAGCCTCAGGGCTGTTGAAGCGCCGGTATTCCTCCCGGAACGCCTCAGTGCCCAGCGGAGCGGTGAAATACTTGGACGGGTAGCCTTTGCGCCGAAAGCGCAGCCGCTCCTTGCCGTGGCGATCCTTGAACCGGGAGACGTATTCCGGGAGGAAGCGGTTGGAGCGCAGGCGGTGCCGCGTCATGCCTGCAATTCCTCATCCCAAGGATTGCTGTTCGCCGCCTTCCGGGGCGCGCCATCGGCAAACATGACGACAATCGCGCCGGCCGGATCAATGCGGTAGCCGCTCGGTTTCAGGCCAGCCGCCACCGCAGCGCGAAGGGCGCGGGTGGCATCAGCCTGTTTGAACCGGGCAGCGCGCGTGCTCATAGGGCGGCCGCCACCGTCATCAGTTCCAGGCCCTCACGCCGGCCCAGCTCGCGAACCTCTTTGATGTTGTGCAGGCGATCGGCATAGGCAACGCGATCAAGCACGGTAATGCCCTCGATCCAGCGCAGCCGGAACAGCACGCGAATCTCCGCCATCATCTGAGCCGCCGCCAGGAACTCCCGCCCGCCTTGCTGCACAACCTGGGCAGAGACAGTCACCAGCGGCCCCCAGGTTTCAATCTGCGAACCATAGTCCGGGTCAATGGTGATGGTGGCGCGCTCGATCGTCACGCGCCGGTCAAGAGCGCCGGCCCTCATGTTGCGAGGCTCCGATAGGGCTGCGTCAACCAGCGGACGCCGTGCGGCATGGGAACAACGCTCGTGCCCACGTTCACCGCTTCCCGGTTCTCAAACCAGTCGGCAACCAGCATCAGCGCAGCGAGGCGCAGGCGCTCGGGCACGTCGCCCTCGCCGTCCCATGCGTCCGCCAGCTCGGTCACGCCTTCATTTGCCGCCGCGATCAGCACGGTAAGCGTGCCGTCATCGTCGGTGCCATCGACGCGCAGGAAGTCCTTTGCTTCCGCCAGAGAGACTAGATCAGCCATTGGCCGGTTCTCCCTGATTGTTCGGCTGGGCGTTACCGCCGTCAGCAGGGCGCGGGTTCCAGCCCTCGATCTGGCGCACTTCGTCAGTGTCGAGCACGCCGGTTTCCAGCGCGATCTTGTGCGCGTTCCACCGGGTTTCGGGATCTCCGCGAAGGAAGCCGGAAAGGTCTAGCTCCAGCTCATAGCCGCTGCCGGCCGTAAAGACGCTGCGAGCGAACTCCGCCTCGATCTTGCGAGCCCAGGGCGCGAGGCAGAACGTCGCGAACCATAGGCCCGCCTGGGCAGCGTTCGTGAACGTGTTGTTCTCATATGCCTGCACGATCGGCGGGGGCACCTGAAACAGCCGGCAAATTTCGATCACGCCAAACTTGCGCGTCTCCAGCAGCTCCGCGTCCTCAGGCGAGATTTGCGCCGCCTTCCACGTCAGGCCACCGTCGAGGATCAGCGTCGAGCCCGCATTGGCCGCGCCCGAATGACGATCAGCGAATTGCGAGCGGAGCCCGTTGCGCTGTTCCATCGTCATTGTGCCGGGATGCTCGATCACGCCGGAAGGGCTGGCACCGTTGGCGAGGAAGTTGCGCGCGTGCCGGTTGGCAAGGTCAACGCCCTGCACCGTCTCTGCCGCCCTAGAGAGGCGCGAACGGCCAATGCGGCCATCGTCGGTGCGGTCCCTCAGGTGCAGCACCTCGCCCTCCAGCAAGCGCCGGGTGCGGCCCTTGCCGTCGCCAATGTCATAGGCCAGCCGGCCGCTGGGCAGCTCCTGCACCGTCACCATGCCCCAGGGCACCCATGCGAAGCCGGCAAGCTGCCCGTTGCCGCCGCGAATGATCTCCGCAAGGCCGTTGCCGGTCAGCAGCGCCGATGCAATCCAGTGCTCCAGGAAGTCGGGCCAGGTCTGTTGTGGATTGACGCCGCCCTTCACCAGCCGGCCCAGGGGGTGCGTTGCTACCTCGATCCGGTTGCCGTTACCGTCGCGCCGGTAGATCAGCGCGGGCACATAGGCGAGCGCCGATGCAACGGCCGTGGTGCAGGCCAGCACCGTGGAAAGGTTCTCGGCCGCGCGAGCGGAGACGCCGGAGAAATAGCCGGTCGAATTGCCCAGCGCCTGCCAGGATGGATCGAGCGGGCTGGCATCGCTCCGCCGCTCAAAGCCCATGAATGCCGCCATGCGGTCGATCACGCCCATTGCCGCGCCTCCGCCAGTGCGAGCGCCCGCGTGCGCCGTTGCGCGTCACTGCCGCGCTGGAGCGCCCTCAGGGCAATTTCAGTGTCGGGATAGGCAGGCCATGCGGAAACAACGCTGATCTCTTTCAGCGCGATCGAGCGCAGCGTGCGCGTGCGCCCGTCCCAGCTTTCGCCACCTTCCGGCACGTTGAAGCCGAAGGACATGCCTCCCAGGTCGCCACGCTCGGCAAGCGCCAGCACGTCACGGCCGGCTTGCGTCTCCGGCACGTCCAGAGAGAAGGCGAGGCCCCTGCTATCCTCGGTCAAGCGCAGCGTGCCGGAGCGTGTGCGCCCCAGCACCTTGCCCGCGTCATGGTCGAGAAGCGCCAGCACGTCGCCCGCGATAGCGGCCCGGAAGGCACCGGGAGCAATGCGCTCCCGGAATGCCCCAAGGTCCGCCTCGGTCCCGAAGGTAGCGGCATAGCCCTCGATCCTACGCCCCGCCGTGCGAAGCTCGGTAAAGGCGCGCCGTTCGAGGGTTGCCGCCGCCATCAGTAGAGCGCCAGCATGTTGGTGGCGGTCGTGTTCGTGGTGCGAACGTGCGTCACCCGCAGCGGGAGAATGCCCACCGGAGCCGCCTTGATAAGCACGTCTGTTTCATCGCCCACCAGCCGGCAGGCAATGTCACCGCTCACGCCGACATAGAGGCCGCGCGTTGCGCCGTCCGCCAGCGGGTTGGTGTTGTGGGTCGTAACAGCCTTGGCGCTCCGTGCCGGGGCGCTCGCTGCGTTCACGAAATGGCTATAGGGATCGGACATGGCTCAGGCTCCCAGGATCACGCCAGAGGCTTTGGTGAAGGACGCGGGGCGGCGGACGCCGAAGTCCACCGTCGCCATGCTGCGAACCAGGATGTTGCCCTTGGAATAAGCCGTCTCCGCGAACGGATTCACCAGCACGTCGATTTGCGACCAAATGCCGATCAGGAAGTCGGCCCAATCGCCATAGACAAGCGCGTGCTCGTCATCGCCGGTGCCCAGGTCGCTGGGCGCCTGATTGGTGAACTGCACCGGCTCGTTGTGGAACGTCTCGCCAAACGGGATCGGCCGGCCGTTCGCATCGCGCAGCTTCATGGCATCGCCCTTGATCCCGTTCGTCGCGAGGAAGCCGCGATTGGGGGAGACGTTCGCCAAGTCCGCCGCCGCGATCATGTTGGCCGTGGTGATGAACAGGTCCGTATCGAACGCCACAGCGTCAATGTCGGGATCGTTCAGCAGGCCGCGCGGCTCCGCTCCGGTGCCGCTGCCATTGATCGCCGCGCGGTCGATCTCCAGGGCGATGTTGCGCGCCTGCATGTTCCGCAAAAGCTGCTCGATCGCCGGGCTCGATTGCTGGAGCATCTGCCGGCTGATCTCGCTGATAACGCCGACATGGTGCGGCTCAAGCGAGAGGCTGTCAAAGGCCGCGTCATCGTAGCTCAGCGCCACGTTCTCCGCGACCCAGCCCACGGCCGGGCTGTCCGTCTCGCGCGGAATGACGACATCGCCGGTAAGGCCGCTAAGGGTGGTCGCCCCCAGCGTCGTCACAACCGCCGTGGCAGTCAGCGCCGAAGTGAACAGGTCGGGGCGGAAGGTGGTCGGGGTGAGCGTGCCCGCGTTGCTCGTGGTCTGCACGCGCGTCTCGAAAATCTCGGTCGGCACGTAGAAGCCCTGGGCAGGCTTGCCGGCGCGCTTTGCCAGCTCGCCCTGCAATTCCAGCTCCCGGCCGGCATCGACGTTGAGGCCGGCAGCGTGCGCCAGCATCTTCACCAGCGAGAAGCTGCGAAGCTCCTTGCTCAGGTGTTCGTCGGTCGTGCCGTTGAGCGGGGTGCCCGGTGCAGCGCGATCGGCCGCGTCGATCTTGCGCTGGCGATCCAGCTTGCCGTCGATCGTCCGCAGCTCGGTTTCCGCCGCCTCGAATGCGGCATTGTCGTCTTTCTCGTGGGCAGCGTTCATGCGGTCCAGAATGGCCGCCCGCTGTTCCATCAGGTCCGCAGTTTTCATTCTAACGTCCTTCAATCTGGCGGGGAGCCGAAGCCCCCGCACGGTGAATGCCGACTGTCTCGCGACGTTGGCCTTGTGAGCGGGGAGGCCCCGCAAGCTCTTTCCGAGTCCCTGACAGCTAACCGATTTGGTTCGTTGTAGGACAGCGGAATTATTCGTCCCCAGGGGGTGCACCCCTTTCCCTATCGGCAGACGCGCCAGGGACGCCGTGGGGAGCGGCGATCTCATCAGCGCAGGTAGCCTTCGCAGACGCCGCGCGCGTGCCGGTCCACCATGTTCAGGAAAACGATGGTGGGCGGAGTGTAGAGCGGGCCGCCATTCGCAAAGAGGTCCGAGAACTGAAACGGCAGCGTGCCACCAGTCGGGCGAGCGCGAGCAACGCGCGCGTCATTCCCGGCATGGTGGATCAAGAACGTCCAATCGGGATCGGGATAGAGGCCAAGGGGAAGCCGCTCGATCGGCGGAACTTCCTCGCCCGCCCAATAGCTAACGCCGTCGCCAAGGTGAGCCCAGCACATCGCAGCGCCGTAAGCGTCGGCAACATCAACGCCCTTGCTAACCAGTCGAGCGGCGGCGGAAATATGGAGAACAGCGCGCAAGGTGAGAAGCGCGGCCTTGCCTTCGCCCTCAGCGGGAACGCCACCAGCGGCCAGCATACCGCCCTCAGGCTCCCACAGCTTCACCCGCTCGCGAACGATCCACTGGCGCAGCGTTGCGGGAGCGACAAGCGCCGCCTGGGCCGCGACGGCAACCGGGAACAACGGAGTGTCCCAATTTTGCGGATCGTTGAGGTTGAGCATTTGCGGTCCTTCGTCAGGTGTCGAAGCCCTTATGCTACTTCACCTGTCGAAGGTCAAGCCCCCGTCGCCAACCGGGGGCACTTTCGTCAGGGACGGCGAAGGTCCAGCGCCAATCGGCGCGCGTCGCTGGCGAGCTGGCAAATGAAGCCATTGGCCAAATACCAGTTGGCCAGCTCCTCGTCGCGGAACACTTCTAGCTTGCGGCACAAGTCAAACATGCGATCGGCTGGCGAGAGCATGAAGTCGTTCAAGGCTTGTGTGTGGGCTTCACTGAGCGGCTCGTTGATCTCTTCGGCAAGATCATCGTCCAATAGCTCAGGCGCGTAGAGCGCAATATCCCAGGCCGCTTTGGCGCGCCGGTAGGCGTAATACAGCGCCCGCGAAGAGGTTGGGTTGGTTTGGGCGGATTCCGCCTGTAGGGAAGTAACAGCCATGTCGATCTCCTAACGATCGGTTGTGGTCAGGCTCGGCATCGCGTTGGCGCGCGGTGTCGGGCCGCCTTGAGGTATGGGCGCAAAGGGGAGTCAGGTCAATGATCGAGGCAAGCAAGCTCACTGATGAGGCCCTATTGGCCTATGATGACATGATGACTGAGTGCGTCGTGAAGGTAGAAAAGTTTGCGCCGCTCGCTGTCCGTATCTGGTCCGAAGTAATGAAGGAACTCGATCGGCGCGGTAAAGTGAAGCTGATGAGCGGTTCTTATGACGACATTGGCAACGCCCTAATTCAGCGGCTCTAAACCCACATCAGGCCCGCGCCCTTGTAAACGGCTGGGCCTTCGTCGGTCGCCGCCAGGCCGCACGCCATGATTGCCGAAACGATCCCGTCGATACGATCGAGGCTCTTTGCCTTCGTCGGCTTGCGGTTGCCGGCAGGGTCGCTTTCCACGATCACGTTGCCAGCCTGCCAGCGCAGCAGCGGGTTGCCGTTGTGCTGGAGCTTCCTGCCCAGCAAGGCCCGCTCGAAAGCATCCACGGCCGCCGCGTAGGATTTGAAGCCGGGAATGAACTCCCGCATGGGCAGGTCTATTCCCTCGTCGCTCAGCAGCTTCATCAGCCGCGCCATCTGCCAGCGATCGAAGGCGATCCCCTGCACGTCATACCGCGCCCGAATGTCCGCGAGCTGGAGCGCAATCGCCAGGTCGTCTCGGGCGTTGCCCACCGTTACCGTTGCCCAGCCGTCCGCTGCCCAGCGATCATAGGGCACCCGGTCCCGCTCCACGCGCGCCGGGATCGTATCGGCCGGAAGCCAGTGCCAGGCGATCAGCCGGCCGCTGTCCGGGAAGTAGAGAGACAGGGCGCTAAGGTCGCGCGTGCTGGATAGATCGAGGCCGCCAAAGCATCGCTCCCCCTCCAGCTCCAGCGGATCGAAGGGCTCCGCGTTCGCCTCCCAATCCGCTTGCTCGATAAACCGGCCCTCGGCCGCAATCCGCTGATTGAGCTGCAACAGGCGGAAGCTGGGCTCGAATGACGGGGAGCGGATCGCACGCGCCGCCGCGTCGGCAAACTGATCGTCGTTCAGGAACTCGCCCAGGGCGGGATTAGCCGCGGCCCACGCTTCCCGATCGTCCAGCCGGCAATCGTCCGGTGCAGCGTGCAATTGCGTGTAGATCGTGGGCACCGGCTCCGCGTCCAGCATCTCGGAGAAGAAATGCAGGTCATCGGCCGCTTGCGTGCTGATCGTCACGCCAAGCGCCTGGGCACGCTTGCCCATGCCGGTTGCGAGGTTGTCCCACAGCTCCCGGTTGCGCCATTGCGCCACCTCGTCCGCGATCCAGAATGACGGGGCGAGACCATGCGCTTTGCGCGCGTCGGACGTGAGCGCCCGCCACCGCGATTGCGATTCCTCGTCTATGATCTCCTTGTGCCAGTCGCGGATATTCACCCGCGCCGCCATCCACGGGGTTGCCTCGATATAGGCCCGCGTCTGATTGTAGAGCACGCCGGCTTGCTCGCGATCGAGCGCCGCCGCGTAGCATTCGCCGTAGGGTTCCAGACAAGGCCCCAGCAGGTGCGCGAGCGACAGGCCCGATAGCAGCGCGCTCTTGCCGTTGCCGCGCGCCACGCTCAGCGCCGCCAGCCGAACCAGGCGCAAGCCGTCATCGTCGCGCGGTCCATAGACGCCGCGAACGAACTGGCGCTGAAACTCCAGCAGCTCCATCGCCTCGCCAGCGCGAAGGCCGGAGACGATCGGCAGGGTTTCGAGGAACGCCAGCACCTGATCGGCTTCCGGCATCCCTTCCTTTTCCCAAGGGTGCGAAACGGTCGCAGGGGCAGCTTGCGCGGCGGCCCTCAGGCGGCCGGCACCGGGTCCGCGTTTACCCATCGCAGTTACCTTTAGAAACTAATTGATTTTGAAGGTTCGGCGGCGGTCCTAAGGGGTCAGCCCTGAGCGATTTCCAATGGTGCGTCGGGTCGAGCGGATTGCCCTCGGCATCGCACCCGCGCCTGGGCTTGGCCGATCGCACTGCCCCTGCCTCGGTGCCCCGTGCTGTCTTGGCGGAGTGACAGGCCGGGCAATAGCTCGCGAGCCCATCATGCCCAGGGAAGGCAGGCCCTCCCTCGCTGATCGGCACCCGATGGTCCACCGTGTTGGCGATGACGTAGGGCGAGCCCATGGCCTTGTGCCCCTCACAGAACGGGAAGGCGCGAAGGTGCGCGGTGCGGAGCCGCTTCCAGTTGGCGGTGTTGTAGGGCCAATCAGCCATGCTCAGGCCCAACCACTGCGATGATATGCAGGCGCTCGATCGCCTTGCTCAGTATCTTGCGCTGAGAGCGGGAGACGCCCTTGCCCACCATGGCCGCCTCGATCTCGCGCACGGTGAGCGGACGGGAGACGGCATCAAGCGCAATCAATGCGCCCTCCAGGGCTTGCGGCCCCATCGCCGCCAGTTGCTCAGTGATAGGGTTCATCGGGTTTCCTCCAGCGTGCGGGCGAGCCGGCGCAAGGCGTGCTCGATCTCCTGCCTGTTCTCGAAATAGCGTTCGGGGTCGCGCCAATCCGGGCGGAGCCGGGATAGCTCACGCGCGATCAGGCGAGCGGTGCGGGCGGCTGTCATATCACCGCCTCAGGGTCGCAAGGGACGCTTAGGGTCGGATGAAACCTATAACGGTCACAGGTGCGCGCGCGTGTGTGGCGATTAACAGGACCAAGCGCCCTAAGTGTCCCTATGTGCCCCTTAGTCATGGTAAGCGGCCCTCGGTTTGAGGGCGAGGCCGTGATAGGCGCGAATGCCGTTGCTCTTTTTCCGGTGAAAGCCAGCCCGCGCGAGGCGGCTGCTCATGGCGCGCTGACTGCCCGGATCATCGCCGGCCGCCTTCGCGAAGTCTGCCCAATCGTTATAGAGCGGGGTCGGCATCTCCCACTTGCCCGGCGCTCGATCGCACCGTTCCTCGATCCACTGGCCGAACAAGTCCTGATCCTCGAAATAATCCGCTGTCGCGGCCGTGACGATCTCAGGGCGGACAAGGCCATTCGCCTGCCAATCCTTGCAGCCTGCGATTGCCCAGGCGAGAATGCGACCGGCTTCCTGCCGCAGCTTTTCCTCTAGCTGCCGATCGGGACGCTCAGGCTTTTGCGTGAACGGAACGATGTTGAACCGGCGCTTTGCCGCGTCGTCCACATTCGCAAGCACGGGGGCATGATTGCCGACAATAACCAGCTTGAACTGAGGGACGAACTCAAAGAAGTCCTGCCGCATAAAGCGCGCGCTGATCTTGTCGCCGCCCGTGAGTTGCTTGATCCGGCTTTCTGCCCAGGCCCGGCCTTCCTCGGTTTCGCTGGCGGAAACCAGCCGCGCGCCGTTGAGCATTGCAAGGTCGGTAGGGTGACGATCGCTCTTGCTCGCCGTGAACGTGTCCATGCCGGCTGTGGTGGCATAGTCGCCCATGATGTAATTCAGGACGTTGAGAAAGACACTCTTGCCGTTGCCGCCCGGCCCATAGATGAAGAACAGCGCGTGTTCGTTCGTTAGGCCGGTGAGGCAATAGCCCGCCATCTGTTGAAGGAAGCGCATCAGCTCCCGATCGCCGGCCGTCGCTTGCTCTAGGAAGGTAAGCCATAGGCTCGGCTCCCCATGCTCCGGCGCAACGCCGGTTTGCTTCGTTATCATGTCGGCTTGCCGCGCCGGGAAGAACGCTCCCGTTCGCAGGTCCACGGTGCCACCTGGGGTGCCGATCAGATAGGGGTCGCGATCCCACACGTCCGCCGTGACAGCGTGCATGGGGTCCGCGCGTGCAAAAGCCTCAGCACCGTTCGCCACGCTGGAGCGGCTGAAAGACGGATCGCCGCCGCTGATCTTGACCGCCAGCTTGCGGGCATAATGGAACGCCACCTTAGTTTCGTTCCGCTGCCACCGCGTCCCGGTCCACTCGAACCATTTGCCGGCATGGTGGTCGAACTTGAGCCGGTCGCCGTGCGACTCGGTGAATGCGACCGCAATCTGATCTTCCGAAACGTCGGTGTTTTTCTCCCGGCGCTTAGGCGTCTCTTGCCGCTCCGGCCGCTCCGGTGGATCGCGGGGCTCGGTCATGCCCTTCGCGAAGCCGCTTTCGATCGTCGGCCCGATCTCCTCAGGATCAAGCCCGATTGCGGCGGCGGTAGTGTGCAGCCGGCGCTTTACCTCGCCTTCGTTCAGGTGCCCGCCAGCGACGATCTGCCCCAGCTTCAAGGCCGCATCATTCAGCGCCTTGTTCCGCCTGCCCTCGGGCGCGCCCATCAGCACAGCCAGCTCGTTTCGCAACGCTGCCTCTGCCCAAGGCCCGGTGCGATCGGTCGGGAAGGGCCGCACATTGTCGGGCTGCTCGCGCTCCGGCTTGGCCAGCATCGCCGCAAGCCATTCGGGCAGGGGCGCTATCGGGAACAGGCCGGGGGGATTTTCCCAGGCGTAGGTTGCGCCGCTTTCGTGCACGCTGCCAGGCGCGACAACATAGCCGCCGTCGCCGCGAATATCCCAGCCGGGCAGAAGTCCCGCGCGGTTCGTCAACGTGCCGCCCGGATGCTGGAAATAGACGTGCCGGCCCTTGCCGGTGCGAACCGTCACAGTGTCGGGAATGCCCCGCCGCTCCGCCTCGGCAATCGCCTCGGCGCTGTCGAGGTCGAGCACCAGCAAGCCGGAGACTGCCCCGGTCGCTATGCCGATATTCGACGGCCGCGCCGCCCACTGGCGGACAACCTCGATCGGTGCCCGTGCTGTCTGGTATGCCTTCCACTTGACGCTCGGCAGCTTCCCGCCGTGCTCGATCGGGATCACGCTAAAGCCCAGGTCGTAGGGCTCACGCCATGCTTTCGGCAGCTCGAATGCCGCTGCCTGGGGTTGAACCGTCATTGCGCCGCCCTCCCGTCTCCGGTAGGGTTCGCCCGCCAATCCGCCGCTATGGAATGGTCTGCCCTCGCCTCGGTGCCAGCCGGAGCGGGGGCGTTTCGTTTCAGGCCAGGGGGAGCGGCCGGGAGGTTAGACAGTCGGCACGCAACCGCCTGATATTCCGTGCCCCGAAAATTGCTTGTTAGACGTTTGGAGCCCGCGTAAATCCGTGTTTCTGGAAGCCCGGCTCGGGCCTCCAAAATCCTGTTTCGTCGCCGCTGTCCCGCCCCTCGACTTCTGCGCGCCGCTCCGGCTAAAGCGGGGGCATGATGAAGCTGTTTATCGGGAACAAAGCCTATTCGAGCTGGTCGCTGCGCGGCTGGCTGGCGTGCAAGCTGTCCGGCCTGCCCTTTGAAGAGGCGGTCGTCCCCCTCTATGACGAAGCGTGGGAAAAGCGGCGCGAAGGCGACGAATTCGCCCCCTCCTCCGGCAAGGTGCCGATCCTGTGGGACGGCGATGATATTGTCGTGTGGGACAGCCTGGCGATTGTCGAATATCTCAATGAAAAAACCGGGAACGAGAAATTCTGGCCCACCGATCCCGCCGCGCGCGCCATGGCCCGGTCGATGGCGGCCGAAATGCACTCCAGCTTCGCCGCGCTCCGCCGCGAGCATAGCATGAACATCCGTCAGATTTATGATGCGGTGCCGCCGTCCGAAGCGGTCAAGCAGGATCTGGCGCGACTGATGCAGCTCTGGGCGCAGGCCCGCGCCCGCCATGGCGGCGAAGGCGACTTCCTGTTCGGCCCGTTCGGGGCGACCGACGTCATGTTCGCGCCGGTGGTCACGCGCCTCATCACCTATCAACTGCCCGTGGCCCGCTTTGCCGAAGCCTATATGCACGCCATCATCGCCCACCCCTGGATGCAGGAGTGGATTGGCGGCGCACAGGCCGAAGATTGGGTCATCGACCGGTTCGAGGTGCCGCCGCAGGTGGCCTGA